ACCGGCCTCGACCTCTCGCGCTCTCTTGCCCCTGCCGCCTCCGTCATCTGCTCGACGGCGAAGACATGGTCGAGAATCAGGTCGGTGTACTCTTCGATATACTGAGCGAGGACCACGTCGAGCAGCTGCTTCCGTTGCTGGTCCGTCAGTCCACCGGAGCCGCTCAGCGCTTCGCGGAGATCGCCAACGTGCTTGTCGCGGAGGTCCTCCATCCTGAAGCGGTACTCCATCTCGAGTTCCTGTCGCTGAGCGTCGTTGCCTGCCCACTCGACGATCTGCTCGACGTCGGCGAACTCGCGGAAGAACTCGATCGGCTTTCCGTCCGCGTCGAGTTGCTTAGCAGTTTCCGAGAACATCGCGTCGAAGCGCTGAGACTCAACCCAGCGACGACCGGAGTCGCCGCCCCAGAGCAGCCAGGCGATATTCGCGGCGCTCGTCGGGTCCTCGTCCCTCGACTTCTCATCGACGGCGTGACGGGCGAAGAAGGAGCGCATCCTGCCAATGGTCTTCAGTGAGACATTGCCGTTCGCGAGGTCACGAGCCCGCGCAACCCCGACCTCCGTGCCGCCGCGCCCGTGCTCCCTTCGAAGCTCGAGCCCGCGTCGAGCGTTCGCTCGCACCTTCTCCGGTGGTGAGAACGAATCCTCCGCCATGTCCAGAGACTCGACTGGGTCCGGTTCGTCTTCGACCGCCTCTTCGATCGTCGGTGTCGGAGCCGCTGCAGTCTCGCGGCGACTCGCCAGTTCGTTCGTCTTGACCGCGACCATCGCCGAGACCGTGTCCTCCGACAGTCCGAAGCGCTCGCCGAGTTCCTTCGTCAGTTCAGGCACCACCGGGAAGATACCCGCCGTCACGCCTGCCTGAATGCCGGTCGTCAGTTCTGCCGGGTCCGCAACGTCCTGCTCCTCTCGCACGCACAGAGTCGGAACGCGAACCTCTGGCCCGTAGCCAAGGTCGGTCGCGATGTCGCGGTACATCAGCGAGATCCCCGCGCCCATCATGTTGAGCACGCGCCGCCACCGCTTGCCGTCCTGCACGCTGAGCGTGTCGCCGAGAGCACGAGAACCGCTGCCCGCCGTCAGGCCGAGCGATGCCACCCACGCGCCGATGACGTGATCAACCTGCCCGTCGACGTACTTCCAGATCTCCACCGGATTCGTTCCAGACGCGCTCGGCGAGTGAAACGCCAGCCGCATGCCGTGCGGGATAAAGCCGGACAACTGCTGCCCGGCCTCGATTTCGTCCAGCGCCCGTTCGATTTCGTCGATCGTCTGCTCGGCGGCTCCCGGCTCGGTCTCCTCCATCGCGAACATGCCGGCGTCCAGCCGACCGCGGCGCGCCGTCGATTGCGCCAGTTGCCACGCGAGTTCCACGATGAACCCGAGAGAGCGCATCGGCGTCCATCCCTCGTATTCACCCGAAGCACCGAGCGGACAGACGAAGACCAGGCGCTCGGCGGGAATCAGATGCGTGCCGCCGTCGACGCTCTGCTTGATGTGCGTCAGACCGAACTGGTCATCATCCTTGTAGTCCTGAATCGACGATGGGTGAACGTGGTACAACTCAAGCCGCATGCCGTCGCCGTCGACCGCGCTCTCGTCTTCCCACCACGACCGCTCGAAGGGGGCCGCGCCGTACTTCAAGAACGAGGCCGCGTTCGTCAGGAACTTCGACCACCCGCCCTGCAAGCCCGCAATCGACTGGTTTAGGTCCGTCCGCATCTCGTCGAAGAGGATGCGATTCAGCCGCTCGCGAAGCTCAGCCTCTTTCGGTGTCTCGTCCTTGCACGCCTGATTTTCCCACGGCGCATCGATCACCCCGAGTTCCACATCGAACCACGCTCGAGCGGCTCGCGGGTATCGGTTGATGATCTCATCGACGAATCCGGCACGACCGGCGATGCCTCGCCACTGGTACGCGAAAAGCTCTCGCTCTCGGACGCGGGCTCGACGAGTGACCCGCGCGAAGCGGGGGACGGGTGGGCGAGCGATGCGAGCCATTTCCACGGAACGTCGCATTGCCTCGCGGCTGCTATCGGTGATTTCTGCCACTGAGTCTTCTCAATCTATCGGCTCCGCGGGTCTCGCGTCTGCGAGGTTTGCGCTCTTTCTCTGGCCCATCAACTCGGCGGAAGGCCCTAGAACGCCAGTGGTTGAGCATCTGCGTTGCCGTGTCCGCTTGGTCCATGAACTTCGCAGGCATCGAAGAGGTGAGTTCGTGAATCCAAATCTCCACCGTGTTGTCGGCGTCAGCGCTCGGGAACTCATCGGGAAGCCGGATGTTTCCAGCCTCGAAGATGGGCGACACCGCGCGGAGTCGCTCGACCTTCTCACCGTCATTGGCGCCGACACGCACCGGAACAACGCCGGGCACCTGCTCGGCAAGCACCTCGACGATCGCCAACCCATCGCCCTTCGCTTCGACGAGCTTCCGCGTTGCCCGGGGCCAGCGCTTCGCCATCGCTTTGAGTTCGGACACCGTCTCGACGAATGACCACCGACCGCGGCGCTGATCAACGAGCCAGAATGTGGCCTTGTGCCGTACCCACACCTGAATCACCGCGTAAGCGCTCTTCGGGTTCTTCGAGCCTGCCTTCGGGTCAACGCTGATGCACCACTCGCCCTTGTCGACGACGACGGAGGGCAGTTCGCGGTATCGCTCTCGCTGGTTTACCCATGCCCGCTTGATGACGCCGCCCTCGACCGGCGATGGATTCTGGTTCTGCTGCGTCTCGAAGTCACGAGCGCCGAGCGTCTGCTTCAAGAACGCGACCTCGTCAGGCCCCACGCGCACCGGATCGAGCAATTCGCCCGGCTCTTCTCGCGGGTCCTCCCAGCCGATGACAGTCACGCACGAGCGCTTCGGGTCGTACTCGAGCGGCAAGGACAGCACCTCGAAGCCCCACTCGCGCGCAAGCGCTGACGGGTCCTCCATCCCGGTTCGTTGCTGGACGTGAATCCATCGAGCGGTCCGCAAGTCGTTTACGCGTGTCGGCAGCACTCGACGGAAGTGGTCGAGCGCTCGCTTTCTCGCCGGGTCCGAGTACGCCTGCTCCACGTCGAGGAGGTCGTCGGTAATGATGGTGTCGCCGCGGTGACCGGTGACGGATGCGCCGACCGAGAGCGCGACCATGTGCCCGCCGCGCGTGTTCTTGAAGAACACCTTCTCCGCTTGGTCTTCGGCTAGCGTCCAGCCCTGCGCCGGGTCCCCCTCGTGCCCCTTCGATTCGCTGAGCGCCCACCCTGAAGCGAACAGGCGCTGATAGTCGGGGTCGGTGATGATGTCGCGCCGCCGCCCGCTGTCGCGCTTGCTCAGCCCGTGCGAGTGCGTCGAGCAGAGAAGCCGCCACGATGGATTGCGCGCCCACTGCCACGCCGGCCACATGACCGCGCAGGAGACGGACTTCGTGAACCCGGTCGGCATTTCGACGGACAGGCGCTTGATTTCACCACGGGAGACGGCTTCCAGATGCTCGCAGATGGCGTCGAGGTGCCATCCCCATTCGAGGAGCGCCCCCGGCTCGATGATGTTCCACGCCCAGCGATAGAAGACAGAGAACTCATCGACGGCTCTCACCGCCATCTCTTGCTCGAAGGCGATGAGATCGCGTGAGTTGATGCTGATGCGGCGTATGTCTTGGTCTCCCACCGTCATCTCGCGCTTGTCGATCTCCTCCGTGCTTTCCGCGATGCGCCTGGTCACTTCGGTTCTCGAAACAAGTGCGGACCGATGAGACGACCGACGTCCTCACTGGACGCGGCTGCACCAACATAGCGAAACACCGCGCACGGTCGACCCTGTGCCAAGGTGTCTTCTCTGGGACCATCGGCGCCACCGATACCTGTTCCGCTGGTAGGAGTCATCGACTCACCCGGCCTAGATCGAAGCGTCCACTTCATCGATCGATCAAACGCTCGAATCAGTGATGGATGTGCCGGGTAGGTGTGCAACAGGACTCGACGAGCACGGTACGCGGACCCCAACGCATCAACCAACACGAAAGCAAGACCAAGCCCTTGCCAGTCTGGAAGGGTGACCAGCCTCGAGACCTTGGCGATCCGCAGCTTTCCCGTTGATGGCTGGTTCATAATCGCAGCGATCGACGCAATGCGCCCTTCAACGAATAACGCGAAGAAACGCGCTGACATGTGAACGCTACTCGTCAGATAGTGAAACGGAGCGAACAGTCGCCACGCTTCACGTCGAACCGGGCGGATTTCGACGTTAAGTTCTGGTCGTCGTCGTTGAACCCACCTCCCGGCGAGGTACTCGCCCGTAGCAGGTCTAAACACCCAATCGGGCCTCAACCACTCCTCCACGTCCTCATGACATGAGATCGCAACGAACTGCACATCATTCCGACGAGCGTACTTCTGCACCGCATGAGAGCCGATCTTCGCCACCTGACGGTCAACGACCGACGTGAACTCGTCCATCACCAACGGTCGGTCAGGCGTTGACTCAACCAGAGCGCGAGCCAATCGAACTCGAAACTGTTCACCATTGGATAGCATCCGAAACGGCGTCACCCAGTTCGGGATCGTATTGAACCCCACCGCGGAACACGCAGTCGCGATGTCCTCCACTGAGAGGCTATCCGAGAAGTCATCAATCACGGATTGAGAAGACCACTCGAATGATGGGTCAACATCACCGAACAACGCTCGCGCGCACTGAGTTTTACCCGAGCCGGAAGGCCCGACGATCAGTCCGACGCTCCACGACTCTAACTCATCGAACGGAACGCTTGCTGTCCATCGCATCTCTCGACGCTCCGTCAGAGGCACGTCGAACATGGACGACACCTGACGCACCCTCATCGTCAGGTCGATGTCGTGCGAGACTACAAGATCAAGATTTGGCATTCGTGGCCCTCCTTTATAAGACGCTCTGCTAAGCGTCGTTGCGCGTCTTCGTCCGCCAGTGTGACAACCACCTTGTAGGACAACGACCCCAATGAAGGGTCAGTCGTTCCACCCCATGGGTCGTCGTCTGACTCTGACTCTTCATCTGAATCGAACCCGAGCAACTCCACGTCGAAGCCTTCGGTGAACAACTCGCCCACCTCGAGCGGCAGGAGTTCGGTGTCCCATCCGGCATTCATCGCCAGTTGGTTATCAGCGATGACGTACGCGCGGCGCTGAGTCGGCGTCAGGTGCGACAGCCGCACGACCGGGACATTCTTCAACCCGAGGGACTTCGCGGCCATCAGGCGGCCATGGCCGGCCACTATGCCGAGTTCGTCGTCGATCAGCACCGGATTCGTGAATCCGAACTCCCGCATAGACGCCGCTATCTGCTCGACCTGCTTCTCCGAGTGGGTTCTCGCGTTGCGGTCGTATGGAACAAGGTCCGACACTGCGACGAGTTCCAGCCCGTCGGGGATTGTCACGCTCATTTTCTTTCTACTCATTTTCCCGTCCTGGCCAATTGCAACCATCGAATTCAAGACTGACCGACACCAGTGGGCTTTCAGCAAGCCGTCGGATGATGTCCCGCGCTTCGATCAGGTTATCCACGATGCCCCCTCTCGCGGTCGAGAGTCCACCGAACGAGACCGATCTCTCTCGACGTAAACTCTGCCTTCAGCACGCGCGCGCCCTGGGTTCCGAATACAACCCATCGCCCTCCGCCGCAGTGCTCAACGCAGCGAAGTTGCGCCGGGACGCCGTTTCCGTAGATCAGATGCGCGAACGCATGCTCCGCCGCGATGAGCCATGCCTCGTCCATGTTGTCGGGCGTGTAGCGCAGCGGGGCCATCTTGTTGGCGCTATCTAGCGCGTCCTCACTCATCGCCGCCACCGGAGTACAGGTCAACGAGCGGCCCCGTCCTCTTCACCCAGTCACCCAACTCGTCGGTTCGGCCTCGGGCGTAGCCGGTGAGCGCCCAGAACGCAGCCGCAGTGGCTCGCATCCACGGCGTTTCGATGAAGTAGAGTGCCAGCGCAGCAAGCGCCATGATGACGATCAGCGAAACAGTTGCTTTCATCCTTCCTTCCTCTTCGTCTCGGTGGCGGTGACGTCGATGACGCCAGCAAGGCCCGTTTCTGGAACTTCGTATCCGAACGCGCGGGCTACGCGCTCGAACCGGGCTCGGCGTTCGTCTGGACTCATCTGCGCCGTCAGCACTTCGAGGCGCTTCGGCTGACCGTAGCCCCGCGACTTGCCCTTCGTTTCGAGCAGGTAGCGGATCGCCTTCATGTCGCCGGCCAGCATGTTCTCGATCAGCTTGTGCTCGGCGGTGTCGAGGAGGATCTCCACGGCGTCGTCGAAGGCTGCGCGGATCTCCTCGTCCTGCTCGATCCACCGAGTGAGCGTGTCGCGGTTGATCTTCAGCTTGCGCGCGATCGTCGTCTTGATGCCCATGCCGCGACCAATGGCGTCGAGGACCTCTTCGCGCCTCGCTTCGAGCTTCGGGTCTGTCTTCACGATGTCGGTCATGTGCGCGCCTCTGTGGCTTCAGCGAACGTGCGTCCGTCGTCAAAGAGAGTAGCAGACGATCCGGTGAACGCCTCCCAGCGCCGGAAGAGGTCGCCCACTGCGACGAGTTCCAGCCCGTCGAGGATCGTCACCTTCGTCTTCTTCCTGCTCACTGTTCACCTCTCCCGAATGGTTGGTTCGTCACTGTTCAGATCTCTTTGGACGTGCTGCCACGCTGGTTGCAAGGCTCCCACGCGCGCGAACTGCCCTCGGCTCACGAGTCACCTCTCGACCACGTACCGCCGCGAGCGCAGATGACGCGCCCAGAGAGGTAGTCTCGGACGACGACCTCTTCCGCGTCTGCCGTTTCCTCAGCGATGTCCTCCATCGAAGAGGCGCAGAACTGCCAGAACTCCAATTGTCCGCGACGGCTGCGACGCATCATGTCGACGCTGTAGTCCGGCCATGAGTCGGCGCAGATCTCGACCTTCATCGCTTCTTCCGTCGTCGTGCCTTCGCGGCGTGTTCATCGGTCTTGCCTGTCTCCATCACCCAGTCGATGAACTCGGCGGGCGCGGGGTCGTGCTCGGCGTTCCTCTCTGCGAATGCGATGTCCTCTCCCATCTCGATCGCCTTGCGGGTCCACCACGACTCGACGGCCTCGGTGAAGGTGTCGATCGTCTCTCGGTAGAAGGCGGCAGGGGCGCCGGTTAGGTCTTCCGCTTCCTCGTCGGAGTAGAGAACCCAGAGGGCGCACCGAGCTGCTCGGAGTTCGGCGCGGAGTTTGGCCGGCTCGGTAGCCTTGCGGACGGTTTCGGTCTTCCTGCGAGCTTCTGCGACGCGTTCGACGAGGAAGACGACGTCATCGGTGGATGCCGCTGCGGGGTCTCGAGCGATGATGTCGATTCGTCGCTTCCACCCGGTGGGCCCGGTGCGTCTGGTGATGTTCAGACGCTTACGGGCGGCGCGTACGTCCTCCTCTTCTACGCCGATCCGTTGTGCGATAACCTCGTCTCTGAGAACGCCGAGACCTGAGACGTTTTCCCACTGGACTTCCACCCCTGGGGAAATCGGCTTGCACGCTGGAATACCTCTACGGTTTCGCTCGGACCGGACGGAGCGCTTCGAGCAGCCGACCTGCCGTGCGATCGCGGAATCAAAGACCTTTCCGAAAAGGTGCTCGACGTCGGTCCAGTCGATACGATTATGGCCGGGCTGAGCCCCAACCTTTCTGGGCTCTTCAATCACTGGCCGCTCATGTATCTTCTCTATCAGCGGTAGGAGGTCGTTCTATGTCGCGTACTGTCAGCGCACGGATATCGCAACATCAGAAAGGCATCTCCCCTTCGCTCATCGGCAACGGGTAGAGTCTTGCCAGCTCTGACTGACGTATGGCGTAGGCTGGATCTCCATAGCCTGCATCGAACACCGGCCAATTGCGAACGGTCGAGATTGGAATCACTGGTGACAACCAGAACTCCGCGCGTTCTACGGACACAAGGGCGATCACGATCCCGACGACAGACGGTCGATCTGCCTGCCCTTGATTTACGAGCGCCCGGGGCCGGCCCATCGGTGCGGCCTTCACATCGACGCCTATTCGCGTGTCCGTCTTGGGTGCGTTGTGCCCATTGGTGAAGAGGGTGAGTGAGTCAACGCCAAGGTCTGGCCGATGCTCTCGTGCAATGCGTTCACCTAAGACCCCGAGCACGTCGCCGCGTTCGTTCTGCTCGCTCCCTCTGTCGGAGCGTCTAGCGCGACCTGGGTTCGATTCAGTCCTTGCGTGTGCGATTGTCCGAGCCGCATCTACCCATGCGCGAGGGAAGCGACCGTATATCGCTGGGCCCTTAACCATTGCCATCACTTCTCCCTTCTGTCGGCAGGCGCAGACATGGGTGTCCTATTTCGTGACATTTCCCGCCAGCGTGGATGCGTCGTTCCGTGAGGGGCGGCGTGTCCTGCGCGGGTCCGCTCTTTGCCTTTGGGGGCAACCGCTACCCCGCAACACCCTCGGCGATCGCTAGCCGATTTAGGTGGTGCGGCGTCCGTGCCTCGGACGTTGTCTCTATCGTCTCGAATGGGCACTACGGCTGACCTACTACGGAAAATGGCGTTTTGTCAAATGGGGCGTTTTTGGTCACCATACCCGCCACCTCTCGAAGTCCACGACCTTGCAATAGAACTGCGCGCGCGGGTGATCAGTCCTCTCCGTCAGAGGTATGCGGTGGCACTTCCCATCGGCGTCCTTCACTTTCAGCGCCTGCCCGTTGCGGGAGATGCCCAGAGCGGTGAGGATTCCACGCGGAGACTGGATGCGATCCCCAGGGAATACGCGCGAGTATCTCCAGCCCCAGTCAGCGCACATCGGGCAGCGGCCATTACTTGGGAGACAGTCGCAGTCCACGCGGATGTGCGGCTCTCCCACGACGGCTACCATTGCGTTTTCGGTTTCAGCCATTCTTCACCTTTGCAAGCGGCGTCCCGGTGTGAGTCTTGGTTCTCTCGATGAACCCCCACGCGCTAAGGTCTGCCAGTCGTCGGCGCACCACGTTGGGTTGCAGGCGCAGCCGATCGGCAAAGCTGATCGAGTAAGTCGGCACCCATTCGCTGCCCGACAGCTCGGCGCTGTGCTGAATCTCTAGGTAGATGCGCAGCCCCGTGAGGCCGGTGCGATCCATGACGTCCTGTAGCGTACTCACTCTGCCTCCTCGACCTGCGCGACCAGCCACCGAGCGGCAGCGATGCGGGAAAGGCTGACATGCCTCCCGTGCGCGTGACGTGCCGTCCATGCACCCCAGGGCGTACCGTGGTGGTCTAGGCTCCCCACCTCCCGTCCGTCCCTGACTAGGCGCACATCACCTTCGGCAAGGAGACACCACAGCATCCCATACGGCGCGGGGACGATGTTCTCAAACTGGCAGTGCTCCGCGTCGGGGTCAGGAACGAAGGTCGCAGCCTCCTCATCACCTCGGCGGTAGAGCCAGCCGCCAGGGACCGCGAGCCGATCTAGCGGCGTTCCCAAGTAATACCCAAGACTTTCCAACTCGTGCAACTTCATTCCTCCTCCTTGTCTTCAAACCCCGTGCATCCATAGCCGTGGCTCACGATCTTCATAAACGCCGGCGACTTCGGGCGAATGCAGATATCCGCGGCGCAGTGGCGGCAGTGCTCGCAGTGCTTCGTCTTCTCGTTCATTAACAGCTCACAGTTGCGCGCCCTTCACGGACGCAGGTCATAAGAAACTTCGCGGGGTCATGCACGCCCCACCTTTCGAGCGTGCGCAAAGCGTCGCCGTTGAAAAGTTTGCGCGTTACCGAGTACGGGCGCACGCCGTCGGGTTCCATCGTCAACACGACCTCCGCTGGTTTCTTCGGCAGCGTCGCCGCTGTCACTCGTCGAATCATGTCTCTCAGGTGGTAGGTGACGGCGACCGTAAACGCTATCGGCGCACACCGCAACATTTGTGCTGCGACTGCCAAAACGAAGCACCCCGACGCGATACCTTCAACCGCGCCGGGGCGTCTGGACTGTGCCGATGCTCGCCACCTACGGAGAATTCGGTGGCGGGCTTACCTGCCTACCACAGCGGGCCGGCGTGTCCGATGCGCGGAGCATAGGCGCGGAGGGGCGCGGAATCAATGACGGTTAGCGTTGTGAACATAGATGTTGCAATCCGCTGCGAAGCGTGTATCATCGCCGGACCTACCACGGAGACACGACACATGAGCATCGAATTCGCATCGACACGGGAGCAGGTCGACGGCCACTATGTCTACCGATCAATCATTCCGTCGCACACCTCATGGTTGGGCGAGACCCCTGAAACACGCGACGAGCGATCCGACAAGCGAAGGTTTCCCGCCGCCTTTCTTTACCGCCTCAAGAACGGCGTAATGGCCGTCACCTACGGCAAGTCCCCGAAGGGCCGTTGGGCGTCGCGAGTTGTCGCATCGGTGGTGTTCACCAATGACTAAACCAACGCCGCCGCTAGAGCACCTCGTCAACATGACGACCGAAGAGGTCCTCGAATGGTCGATCAACCCGCTGTCTGCAGCGGCATCGACCGACACCGGGCGACGGTGGCAACGACAGCTTTCGCACTGCGAGCCCATCGACGACCCGAAGGCGCTAGCCCGCACGATCTGGCGGCACATCCGCTGCGTCGAGGTCAACGGCTTTGGCAAGGAACACGGGCGCACTGGCTACACGCGGCGTCACATCTGCCTAAAGAACCTCGGGCACGACCCGTCACGCCCATCCATTGCTGCCGACCTCAGCGCCATCGATTCCGAGTGGGTCGATCGCGTTGCGGAAGGTGGCCGATAACCAACGGAGACAATGTTCGAGACACTAATCAACAAGCGCATCAACCAGCTAGGCGTCCGCGTCGGCAACGTGTGCGACGCTCTCGGCGTGTCGCGCTCAGCCTGGGGCACGCTGAAGAAGCGCAGCAACATCCAGTTTGAGACGCTGCAACGGCTCGCGCTGGCGCTGGCTCTACCCGTCGAGGTTCTCGCGAGTCGTAGCCTACGCGCTGCGCTTTGCGACGTTCCCGACTGGGACCACCTCGCCGCGCTCAAGTCATGGCGGATGAAGTCCACCGACGTGCAGTGTCCAGATTGGGACGAGTTCCGCGCCGAGTACCGTACGCGCTTTCCAAAGGGGGCGAGACGATGATGGACATCTTCAAGCACGCCCGCACGATGACCAACGACGAGTACCACGCCGAGCGCGAGCACCTCTCGTCGTCGCGCGTCAAATCGGCGCTGATTCACCCCGAGCGCATGACGGCGCCGAGCACCATCCGGCCCGACGTCGCCGCAGAAGGAAATCGAATCCATACGGCTGTCATCGAGCCGGACCAGATTCACAACCGCTACTGCGTCGCGCCGAATCCTGAGGACTACCCGAACGCGCTTCGCACGGCCACCGACCTCCGCAACGCACTGAAGGCGGCAGGCGTGAAAGGCTACAGCGGGAAGAAGACCGCTGAGCTTGTCGACATGGTGCGCGACAGCATCCCGACGGCAACGCTTTGGTCTGACGTCCTCTCACGGCACGGCAACGCCAGCGCGGGAAAGGAGTTCTGCTCACAAGACGAGTGGGATCAGATGCACCGGGTCGCCGAAGCAGTGATGGACCACGAGGTTATCAAGGCTGAAGGGCTGTTCACGGACGGCATTGGCGAAGCGTCGTTCTTCGAGGACGTCTCCTACAACTACCCGGCGATCTGGGGGCGACGGTGGCCGATGAAGTGCCGCCCCGACTGGTTGCAGGACTTCCGCGTCACCGACCTGAAGACGTGGCGCGGAGGCAAGCCGGCGCACAAGTTCGATGCGCACGCGAACGACCTACACTACGACCTCTCCGCGGCTCTCTACCTCGACGTGTTGCGCGTCTACGGATACACGGGCCGCAGGTTTACGTGGGTCGTCGTCGACAAGGCCACGGTGCATTCGGGCGGGCGCGTCCTGGTCCACGTTCGCACGATGTCGGACGCGTTCCTAGAGCAAGGGCGGGAGAAACTCCGCGCGGCTCTCGAAGCCATCGCCGATTGGGAGTCGTCGCCGAAAGCATACGACCGACAGTTTCAGGTTGAGGAAATCGCAGAACCCCCGCGTTGGGGATGGAGGTAGAAATGCAGAGCGAAACCATTGGCGCGCTAGTCGCCGCAATCGGGGCCGTAATGGCCGACGTTGGCTACGTCCGCGGCACGGGCCGCAACGATCACCATCGCTACAACTACACATCGGACGAGGACCTTGCCGCGGCGATTCAGCCGGCGTTGGTCAAGCACGGCGTCGCAATCTTCCCGGTGGCGTCCGACATCGAGCGCAGCGGGGACCGCACCGTTATCACGCAAACGTTCCGCGTTGGGCACAAGTCCGGCGAGTGGATGCAGTTGCAGATTCCCGGCGAGGGCGTCGACAAGCAGGACAAGGGCACGGCAAAGGCGCTCACGGGCGCGCGAAAGTACCTCATGCGTCTGCTCTTCTGCGTGCCCACGGGCGACGACAACGAGAAGGAAGACGCCGTCACGGCGAAGGTGACGCAGCACGTCGCATCAACGTCGGACTTCACCCCGTTCGTTTCGGACCTTCTCGTTGTCGTCGCCCGTGGGCACGCAGAAGAGCAGACGCATGAGGTACTTTCGCGCGCCCGTGAGCGCCTTTGCCGTGCCCTTGTCCTGCTTGTCGAC